CGCGCCAAAAGCACGCAGTTCATCCGTCTTTACGCCGGCAAGGAATACGCGATGAACGACCTTGAGCTTGAAAGCCCCGTCAATTCAATGGAGCTTGCGGCCACCATTTACAGCTACAAGCTGTCCAGCGGCATCCCGAAGGCGATGGTCACGACCGAATACACGAAGCTGCGCCCCGCCGCCGAGACGTTGCGCATGGCGTTGGACTACCTTTGCGACGGCATCCATCTTCACGACACCATTGAGGAGATCGTGCTGGATGCCTTGTTCGGTTTCGGGATCGTCAAGGTCGGTATCAACTCCGCGAGGAACCTCAAGGGCTTTTCCGAGGAGGGAGGCCAGCCGTTTGCCGAAAGGGTTTCGCAGGATGATTTCGTTTTCGACACGACCGCCGAAAGCTGGCGGAAGTGCCAGTTCGTCGGCAACCGTTTCTCCGTTGACGCGGAGGCGGCGAGGAAGTCCAAGCTATACAGGAATCTCGATAAGATAGATGTCGCCGGATATGGGAACATCCTGCGGTCTGGCGACAGGCAGGCTTCCGACTTGTCGGCGGATCGGTCGTCGAAGGACGCTTCCCGTTACAGGGACAGATATGTTTTCTGGGAGATATGGCTTCCCTACGAGCGCAAGATTGTGACGATGGACGAGAGCCTTGAATACGTCTTGAAGGAGCAGGACTGGACTGGCCCGGACGACGGGCCGTACCTCATCCTGCGTTTCGGGAAGGTGCCGGGCAACATTTCCCCGCTTGCCCCAGCTGCCGTGTGGGCCGACATGCACATGTTCATCCAGAGGGTTTGGCGGAAGATATGCAACCAGGCGGATCGGCAGAAGACCGTCACCGCCTATGCTGGCGGGACGGAGGAGGATGCCAAGCGGGTGCGCGACAGTTCGGACGGCGAGATCATCCACGTTCAGGACATCCGCAACGTGCAGGAAGTCCGCTATGGTGGGCCTGACGCGCAGATGCTTGCGCTGGCGACGGGCCTTGATCCCGTGTTCAGCCGCATTGCCGGAAATCTTGACGTTGCCGGCGGCTTGTCGCCAATGGGCGAGACGGCCACGCAGGACGCGATTCTCAACCAGAACAGCGGCACGAGATTCGAGAAGATGTCGGATAGCGTCGCCAATTTCATCGGCCAGATCATGCGGCACTTGGCGTGGTGGATGTGGACTGATCCGTATATCAAGTTGCCGTTGGTGAAGCGCATCGGCAAGACGGTGGAGCTGGATGTCACCTTCGACGAAAGGAAGAAGGCCGGCGATTTCATGGACTACACGATCCGCGTCTCGCCTTACTCCATGACGAGGAAGACGCCGCAGCAGACCATACAGGCCCTCACGCAGACCTTGCAGATGTTGTTCCAGCCTTACGCCGAGCTTGCCATGCAGCAGGGCGTCGAGCTGGACATGCGAGAACTTTTCCGCTATGTGGCGCGGTGCTTGGATATTCCCGAACTCAACGGGATGCTTTCTTATGGAGATCCGATTGTCCAGCCGCCTGACGGCGAGGGCGTCGAGATCGATAAGCCGCCGACGCACAGCATCTACGAACGTGTCTCCCGTCCCGCGACGAACTACAACAACGAGCGCACCGCTTTGTCGAGGGCGTTTGCCGGCGAGAACTTGCAGGCGAGGGAACGCAATCTCATAGGGAGGACTTCTTGATGACCAAGCGGTTCTATTGTTTCAAATGCGGTAACGGGCACAAGACGCAGATGTTCATTCCGTATGAAGACACGAAGAAGGAATATCACTGCCCGAACTGCGGCGGCGTGATGCACCGCGACTACAAGGCGGAACACACGCTCGACAGAAGCGGGGATCACGGGATTTGGCCGATGGTGAGCGAATCCGCGGCGGTGCATCCGTCGCAGATTGCCGAGGCGAAGAAGCTGATTCACGACAAGGCAGGGGTGAACTGCGAGTTCGACAACGAGGGACGGCCGACGTTCACAAGCATGGAACACCAGCGGAAGTGCCTGAAGGCGTTGGGACTTGCGCCGGGCCATACGGATAGGTACAGATGGATTTAGAAAAGGAGTAAGTATGCGCAATTTTTTGATGATGATGCTTCTTGCAGCCGAAGGCGAGGTTGAAACCCAGACGCAGGCGCAGCCGCTTGCCGAGACGAGCGAACCAACGCAGACTGCGGAAGAGAAGGCGGACGAGGATGCCTTGAAGCATCTAGAGGAAGCCATGAAGAATAAATCTGGCGAAGGTGATGGTGAAGGCGAACAGACGGGGAAGAAGGTTGATGAAGATTCCAACCGGCAGCCGTCCGCCAAGCAGGAGCCTCCGCAGGAGACAAAGAAGCCGGAAACGACGGAAGACGGCGGGGCGAAGACAAATCCCGCGCCGGAGACGAAGCCTCCCGAAGCGAACGGCGAAACCAAGCCGGAAGACAAGAAGCCTGACGAGGATTCTTTGAAGGGGCTTGAAGCGTCGTTGGATTCCTACCTCAAAGGGGAGGATTTTGGCGACGAGGAAATGGGCAGGTTCATGCAGGGAGTTAAAGCTTTGGTTAATGAAGTGAAGGCTATCCGTTCCGCCAAGGTGGAAATAGAAGCCTTTATTGAAAACCAAAAGAAAGCTGAACTTGAAGTGTTAATCGACGAAGGTTTTGATGCCTTGTCCGACGATCTTGCCGATGTGTTTGGCAGGGGTGCCGGACGAAAGATTGAAAAAGCCTTCTTGGAGAATCGTGAAAAGGCGTTGAAAGAAGTGGCTATTTTGCAGAAAGGCTACGAGGCGTCAGGCGAACCTTGGTCTATCAAAGAGCTTATTCGCAAAGCCGCCATGATTCTCGCTCCCGAATTGGTCAAGTCCGTTCCGCAGACGCGGAAACGCGAGTTCATCGCGCCTCCGCAGAAACCTGAAAGCCAGAACCTTTCTGGCGATGACGCCGCATTTGCGGAGTTTCAAAAGAAGTTCAGAGATTTAAAGAAGGAATAAAACCATGACTGTTGAAGACATTGCCGATCTTATTGCGTCGACCGTGAAGAAACTGCCTCCGATGCAGTTCACGCAGATTGCACAGAAACTCACAAGCTACCATGTCTATCCCACGCTGTTCAAGAACCGCGGCGGGAAGGAGATGGAAACCCGCACCGGAAGCGGCACCTGTATTCCGTTGACCGCTTTGGTGAAGACCGCCGGTTCCGCCAAGAACGTCCAGATTTACGACACCGACACGACCAACATCGCGGACGGACTTGTCGATGGTGAAGTGCCGTGGCGTTACTCCACGTTCAGCTACTTTTTCAACCAGCACGAATTTGAGCAGAACAGCGGCGCCAAGCAGTTGTTCAACCTCATCAAAGACCGACGCGAACAGGCGTTGCTCGACTTTGCCGACTTGCTGGAAGGCAACTACTTCGGCAAGCCCGTCGATTCCACCGACAAGCGCACCCCGTGGGGTTTGTTCTACTGGCTGGTCAAGACCACCGACACGACCTCCGCGACGTCCAACTGCAAGTTCAATGGCGGCGCGCCGTCCGGCTTCTCCGATGTCGGCGGCATCAATCCGGCCAATTATCCCATGTGGAAGAACTACACCGCGCCGTACTACTCCATCAAGGATTGGGACAACAGCGGCTCCACGGTGAAGGGAGATTTCGTCAACAAGCTGAAACGCTGCATCCACTACACCAACTGGATTTCCCCGCTTGGCGGCGAGGAACTCGGAAAGTCCTTCGGCAAGCAGTTCAAACTGCTCACGAATTTTGCCGTTGTTTCCGACATCGAGGAGATGCTGGAAGACAAGAACGACCTCACGTTCGGCGCGGACGCCGGCAAGATGTTCGGCGTGACGCATTTCAAGGGCTTCCCCTTCTTCGCCATCGACGCTCTGGACGGCGCCACGGACAATCCGCTGTACGGTGTCAACACCAGCACGTTCGAGATGGTGTTCGAGCCGGGCTTCAAGATGCGCGAGAATAAGCCCATCCAGGCCCCGAACCAGCATAACGTCCTTGTGACGTATGTTGACTGTGGCTACAACTGGGTTTGCTACGACCGCCGCCGCAACTTCGTGATGAACAAGGTTTCCACCTACGCGGCATAACCATCAACCAAAGGAGAATAAACTATGCCTCATCCTTTCAACACAAACTCCATCGGGCCGCAGAAATACGAGCCTGAAATCCGCCGCCGCGTGTTTTTCACCGGCAACACCGCCCTGAAACGCGGCATGGCCGTGGTATGGGACTTCGCCCCCGCCGCCGGCCAGCCAGCCGTCCTCCAGTGCGTGAAGGTTCCGACCTCCACCTACAAGTATTACTTCGCAGGCGTCGTCCTTGAAGACAAGGCCGCGTCCGCGGACGGCCAGTGGGTTGACATCGCGCTGCCCGGCTCCGTGTGCGACTGCCTTGTCGGCCCCGCCGTCACGGCAGGTTCCACGACCGTCGTGTTCTCGCAGACCGACGGCAAGTTCGGAAAGGTCAGTTCCACGCCCGAAGTCGGCACGGGAACGGCCCTTGCGCTTGAAACCAACGCGACCGCCGCAGCTGCCGGCCGTCTCATCAAGTGCTGGCTCGTGCGCGGCACGGACGCCGTGGCCCCTGCCTACGCTTATTCCGCATAACCAAAGGACGGTGTGAAAGATGGCTGGAACGGCATTGCAATTGGATGTTTACACGCTTCGCCAAGAGGTCGCTTTCTTCTTGGGCAAAGGGCGTGTGTGGTCTGATATTGCAGAAGACGAACGGCAGAGCATCGACGCCATCATCGACGCGGGGCTTCGCATGTTCTACGGCGCCTATCCGTGGTCGTTCCTCCATCTCGCCGCCGAGATCGAACTGTCATCGGGGAAGGCCGAATACGACCTCCCCGATGATTTTGGATTCATGCAGGGCAACGCGGTCGTCACGGACGGCAGCGTGACATGGGGCGTCGAGCAGACGGGGCAGAGCAACATTGACATGGCGGTGGACAAGACGGGTGCGCCGAGGGTGTACGCCGTGTTTCCGAAGCCGATCACCGACAATACGCAGGGGCAGTTCTGGGGGCTGTCCGTGTGGCCGAAGCCGGACAGGGCGTTGACGTTCCATTACAGATACAACGTCCAGCCGAGGCGGATTACCAACAACGGTGAACTGACCGCCAACGAGCCTTTCCCTTATGGGGGGATGTATCATTCCGAGACGATAAGGGAGGCGTGTCTCACGAAGGCGGAGAGCGAGACGGAAGACCAGCCGGGCGTCCATGCGCAGATGTACGCCGCAGCATTGGAGAGAAGCATTGCATTTGACAAGAGTTTGGCGTCGCCGGACAGCATCGGCTACAACGGCGACGGTCGTTTTGTTCCGCGAGAGAAGCGGAAGATAAAATTGCAGATGAACGGCGTAGATATTGGCACCACGCCGCCTGTTGTCGAGAAGAAACTTTATTGGGAGTAGAGCATGTCCGAACAAGTTAATTTGCCGGAAGTCCATTTCAAGAAATTAACACGCGGCGAGTTCGACAGTCTTGTAAAGGACGACACCTATTTCTATTTCGTGCTGGAAGAAGACGGGCGGTATTCGCTCTATGTCGGTTCGACCATCACGTCTAACGCCATCACCGTTGTCGAGACATTCCCGACGGTGGGCGAGATGGGGCGTTTTTATTTCCAGCCTTCGACTGGCGTAATGAAGATTTGGGTGACTGCGTGGGTGCAGGTGTTCCCCGCCGAAAAGGGCGACGACGGTTTGAGTGCCTTCGAGGATTGGCAGGCCCACGGCCATACGGGCGAATCCTTTGATGCGTTCATGGCGGCGTTGAAGGGGCCGAAGGGAGATGATGGGTTGAGAGGCCCGGACGGTGCGAAAGGTGACAAGGGCGACAAAGGTGACAAGGGTGATCAAGGCTCGAAGGGCGATAAGGGCGACAAAGGCGACACGGGGCCGACGGGGCCTGTCGGAGAGACTGGCGAGAAAGGCGATGATGCGGTCGATCCAGTTTTTGAAGTTACGTCTGTTAGGACGCTGCCCGCCGGAAGCCCTGCGGCTGTTCGGCTGAACGGCACTTATCCCGCGAGGAACTTGGAGTTCGACATTCCGCAGGGCGCGAAGGGCGAACCGGGTGATATTGGGCCACAAGGGCCGCAGGGCTTCAAGGGTGACAAAGGCGATAAGGGTGACAAAGGCGACAAGGGAGATACGGGGGATAAAGGCGACAAGGGCGATACTGGCGATACTGGCCCGCAGGGAGAGCAAGGTCCGAAGGGCGACGACGGCGACGTGTCGGATGTCGTCGATGAGCTTGGCAACAGCCTTGTTGACCAGCAGGGCGTGGCGCATATAGTCGTGAACACAAGCATCACGACCATTCCGCCGTCAACTGTGGATTATTCGTTGCTGGACAACAAGCATTATCAGCATGTTCCGGACAGCGAACCTACTTACACGCTTCCGTCTGTTTCAGATGACAGGGCAGTCCATGAGATAGTGCTGACGGTTGATTTTGTGAATGTAGCCTCATGTAATTTTGAAGATGCGGATGGCGTTCCCGTCACCTTGCAATCTGCCATCTCGCCGCAGATTGGTGAGGCTTACATCTTCCGTTGC